CAGACGCCCCGTTTTGAGCGGGTTGAGAGCTGCCACTATCCAGAGATTGGGCTTGAGGCTCACTCGGAGAACTGGCATCACTCACCTCGCCCGGTGCGGGCGCAGATGTTGTTTCGGGCATTATCTTCTAGTTATCTGATGGCCGAATTGCCATCGCCAAAACCGAAACGCCGGCCATCAAACGCGCCTCGTTGCGACGGTAGTGGCTCAACCTCATCAAGATCAAACTCGCTCTCAACCTCGGGAGGGAAAGCGCGCAGCCGATGTAGTAAACCTAGAATATCCTGCATGCCTCTTGCATACTGGTTCGCGCTCACCTTTTCTTGGTAAACAGCGTTAAAAGTTGTAGATGCAACAGTTTGCCGCAGGAATTCGAAAAGCTTAGTTCCACAACTGGAACGACAAAACAAGTCAAAACTTTGTCTATCCTCTTTTGTCCAGTTGACCGCACGCATCACCGGCCGGCTCAAAAGCATCCACATGAAGGCTCGAAGGAAAGCTTTCATCGTCCGGTTTCCAGTAATCCTTCCCAATGCTTTCTATATTGCCGAATGATTAAAGCTTGACGCTCAAAGACATCGACAAAAATGCGAACGGACATTTGATCTTCCAGTCCTGCCAAAGCGATCAGTTCACGATACAGTCTTTTTCGATATTCCGGCGTGCTGCTGCTGCTGACCAAGTCAACGAGCGTGTGCAATAGAACGCGCTTGCGGATGAGTAAAGCCAGGAATGCTTGCTCTTGGATTTCAGTTGCTTTGCTCATGGACCCGGCAAACTCCCATTAGTCGGATTTGGCAACATTCCGCCAGGAGGCATCGCTGGGCCTGTTCCAGCCGGTATCCCTGGTACTGGCGGCGCAGGCGGCATCGCTGGACCTGGCGCACCGTTGGCCGGCATTCCAGGAGGCATCCCAGCCGGTCCGGGCGGCATTCCAGGCGGCGGCCCACCACCGCGCAAGGCCATCATCGCTTGACCTGCGCCTTGTTGAGCTTGCTGGGCGCCAGCCATCTGCTTTTGAATCTGGGCGACCTGAGCCGCCATCTGCTGCACCTGCGGCCCATGCGCCTTCATGTATTGCGGATCTTGTTTCGCAGCTTGCACGTGGTTTTGCGCATGCTGCAAAAATGTCGGCATCACGTTGGGCTCGAGTGGTCTCTGGTTTTGCTGACACCAGCCGATAAAGCCTGTGAGGATTTGCAGATGCACAACATGATCATCGCTAGGTTTAACTGGCGGTAGGAATCCGTCGTGCATCACCGAATTCTCCACTGCCTGCAATTCCTGCTGCCCTTGCATGATGTCTTGCGGTTCCTCGAAAACCTGCATGATCCAGCTCGAGTCCATCAGCTCGATGATCTTCCTATCGATCTCAGGCAACTTGATCCAAGGCGCACCTTGAGCCAGTTGCCGTAGCTGCATCAACTTCTGGATTTCGCGTTCGCGGCTGTATCCGTCCACGCTGCCGTTAGGCTTGATCACGTAAGCGTTATCGAAAGCAGCGTCGTCGAGCGTTATCCGACGATTGCGCCAGAAATAGTCCAGACTGTCTTTCTTGTACTGCCTTAAAATTGACCAGGCTTGTTCGTAAACCGTAGCAATAGCGTTTTTGGTAACGCGAGCACGCAAGTCGTTGGATTGCTGCATCACCGTCGTGATCGCATTAGTCTCCGTCGCCGTGCGACTTTTTTGAGGCTCGTTCTCCTGGCCAACGCCGAAATCAGGTATGCCAACCCTTTGCTCGGCGAGGCTCCGCGTATTGTTAATCTCCTCATCGAAACTTACTGGCGGAGTAGGTTGCTGGATAAGCTGTAAAGCCGAATCATACACCGCACCCGGTTCCCATCGGATGTTTTGCGCATTGATGCTTCCACCTTGGCTCGAGAGCACCGGCCGATTGGCGATCGACATGAAATCGAGCTTCTCGTTCCACATCTTACTCGCCGATGCCTCAAACATCTGGACCAATTCCATGATACCGCGGCTCGAGTAAAAACCCGTATCAATGAGCTCGTAAGGCAATTGCACAATGGGCACCTGCTTGTGCTGGTAGGGCAACTTGAATGGCGCTCTAGCTGGTTCGTCTGGCTGTAACGGAGAAAAGGTCTGAACTTCGATCTGGTCGTCATCCTGGCGCAAATAGACTTCCCAAAGAATAATCAGATCTTTTAACCGGCTATGGCTTAAGCCTTCGGCAATGTAGCGAGCCTGATCGTATTTGCTGTCAGGCTTGCCCTCGCCTTTGATGGTCTTGATGTAATCCTCGTCGATGTTGTAGCCACGGCCCTTGGCCTGTCGCCGATACTGATCTTCGCTCAAGTGCATCACGTGCACCAGCCGATCGGATTCGTTAATCTCCTGAGTGTTCGGAGGTGCAATAATGAAGTACGGATGCACACTGGCAAACGCCAACCGTTCTTTGTCAGCGTCCCAATAGGGTTTTAGGAAACCGGCTCCGTTCTGAAGCAATGAGTCGATCGCACAAATAGCCGCATTCGGAAAATTGGAACTCTCCCTGACTTGGTAATCGAACCACTGCGCCACTGAGTCTGTGTAGCTGTCGCCCTGATCCTCGAGCGCATAGAAACTGGCGAGCAATTCCGGCCCGAAAATCCATTGGATGTAGTAGGCCTTCATTTTGGAGATTATGGTATCTCCAATAGGAACATGCGCATCGGCGGCGCCAGGCCAAGGTTTGCGCGGCCGCTTGACTCCTTCACGGCGCATCCGAGCCCAGAGAATCTGGCGGCGCTCATACGCATTACGATCCTCCAGATCGTCTACGATTTTCTCATAAATCTCATTGTCGGGCATCGTTGTCAGGCAACCGTCACACCCTTCCGGTAAATCAGCCCGAAAGCTCCGGGTGCAGCCAACGGGAGTAGTCGAACTCTGATCTGATTCCACGGCAAAAACATTTCAATGACCGCAGAGTACTTTGCGCCAACTGCTATCGTCTGGCCGACCGTCAACCCGGTCGTGCTGTCAAGCATAAGGTTGGAATGACTGCCAGGCTTTATGAATCCGTTTCGGATGAGTGTAGCCATAGCTTTAGGGCGAAATAGTTGACGGCACAAGGGCGCGCGCCTCAAAGCGACAATTGATGATGCTGCACTTAGCATTATCGGTTGTGCCGGCCACAAAGTTTGCTTGGATCGTAAATGGATCGATCCACTTGTAGGTGGGCGTCCCGAGATCGCCGCTCAGCGTACTGTATGCAAGAGTAAACAATGAGGCGATGGTTGCAGTGCCTAAAACCGCCGTGCCTGGCGCGGGTGCCGCAAGGGTTTCCGGACCTTGCCCTTCCTGAACTTGTGGATCTCCATTCATATTTCTCTATCTCCTAAGTTGCCGTGAACGGCAATTCGTTACTGTCAATACCGTCGCTGTTGCGGACCATGCACATGATTGTCCCCGGCTGCGGAAGCGCCGCAGCGCCCATGTCGACGCTCATGTCTGTTGGCGTTGCCGGCGCGCTTGGAGGCGCCTCTGCCGTACCGAATATCAGGATCGCGCCAGGATCAAAGTTGGTGCCCACAACGGCAATGGTCACAGCCGTGTTGGCTGGCCCAGTGTCCGGAGTTAATGATGTCAGCGTCGGCGTAGGGTTTAGTCTGATCAGATCGGGATCTACTGTACGTTGGGTTAAGGCGATATTGATCAGGCTATCGGTGCCAGCCCATCGCACGGAAACGAGCTGCGGCGAAACAGCGATAAAGGTTGCGCTTCCGCTGTCGAGGTTCGGACTTCGTGTCAGATAAACCTGATCGATCAATTCGGCCAAGGTCGTGGTTGCGGGCACCGTCGAACCTGAAACTAAACGAGGGTTGTTCATCGGTTAGATGCGACTCAATGCCTTTCAGGATCAAAAAGCAAGGTCTTAAATGGACATGAGAAAATCTATAATGTCCTGCTGTTGCGCTGCCGGCAGATGCGCGAACCGGTCCTGGATCTTGGCCGCCTCGCCCGCGTGCGCCATGATCGCATCCATGACAGTCGCGGCCCTGCCATCATGAAGGAATGGCGCTCTCGCGCGCAATCCCCATAAAGGCGCAGTCCGCATTTCGGTAGCTCCGGCCGCGCCCTGCACAATCCCGTCCCCGAGATTGCCCATATCATGGAGAAGGAGGTCGCTGTAGAGCGCTACATTCTGAAAGGACAAAACATCGCTGATTTTGCTGGCGCCAGTCGTCATACTGGGCATATGGCATGCAGTGCAATTGATTTGAGCGAACTTCGCCTGACCGCGCAGAGCGCTTGCGGAGAGCGGAACGGTTGGCGGCGGAGCATTGAGCTGCATGAATACCGCGTAGCGGTCGCTGTCATCAAAATTGGCGGGGCCCTCAGGGCTGTTCGGATCGGCTGGTGTATCCTGCAACGTCGTCGCGGTGATTCCACCAGGCTCCGCGGCGTCACGAGCAATAGTGTTTGGCGGTTCCAAGCCGCCTTGATGCGGAGCAAAGTCAGTACCGAAGAATCGATTGGTTTGTCCTAGCTCGTTGATCTGCCCATCACCGGCAAAGGCCAGCAGCGTTGCTTCCTGATCTTTCCAGCCGAAGCGGCCAACCCTGTTGGGAACACCGTTGAAGAACGTGCCCGTAGCAATGAGATTTGTCACCGGATCGCTCAAGACTGCTGCCCTGCCAAACACTCCGTCTTTACCATTATTGCGATTGACGTTTGCCAGGATTGTCGCATCTGGGATAGCCTCAATAAGTCCCAGACCAAAAGTCTGGTTCGATTTGCGATGCGCGGTGAGCACGGCGTCGAAAGGAACGACGTCTTGGCAGACGTTTGGATTTGTTGAAGAGACGTGTAGCAAGTCGAATACTCCACTGGATGTTTTAAATCTAAGTTCGGTTTGGGCAGAAGCTCCGCCAACGATGGGTAAACCGTTGTTGTCAGGCTGATTATGGCAGTTGAAACATGAAACGTTATTAAAGATCGGTCCGAGCCCGTCAGCAACCGTTTCAGGTGTCTGGAATTGGGTTCGGCCCTGGCCCCAAGCGGTCTTTTGCGCTGCGGTCACGCCTCCAAGCAAGGCTCCAAACCCAGAGAGCGTCGGCGTTGGTGCAGGTTGCGGCAGAGGCGGATGATTTGGGCGCGGGTTTTTTGGAGCGGCCAAGAGCAGGCCGATGCCGACCATCCCGATTGTTCCGAGTAGCAAGGTGAGTTTTCCGTTCATGGCCCTTCGAACAACGATCTTTGGGCTGCGGTGCCGATTCTCGCAGATTGCAACGCTAAACGCACGCAACAAAATCGTGATCAGTCCAATCCGAAGGTTTCCACATCCGCGCGTCGGGTGCGTTCAGTGGCCTGATAAAAATCCCAAGCGCATAGAAGCAGAACGCCGACAACCATCAAGATTCCAAGCACACCGAAAACCAGCAGCATAATCAGGAGTGTTTTCATTCGCCAACCCAGCTCCCAAGCTCTTTTTGGATACGTTCAGCGCTCGAGTCGCGGCCAAAATCATCTTTAGGCAACCCCTCGTAATAACGATCCAACTCTTCAAAAGGATCATCCACGCGGCGCACGTATTCAGCGAAAGTCTGCACTCCATGCGCGAAAGCGCCGATGACCGCATCAGCGCGGTCAGGCGATTTCAGACCCTCTTTGCGCATGTCCTCTTTGTCCTGCATCTTGATCCGACCGCGGGCATCGTAAAGCATGCGCCTAGTTGAGAGCTGACTGATCAGCGTCGGATCATTGATAAGCACTACCTCGCCCTTCTTGACCCGCATCGCGAGCTGATCCCAGAGCTCGGCACCTCGGGAAACGTAGAGAGCCTCATTGTGAGCCTTGGCCCCGAAATCAAAGCGGTTAATCGACCAGCCGGCAGCATCGAGCATGTCACACATGGCGTGACCAACGCCGCCGCCATCACCCCAGATCTGGTTTGCTCGCAAAGCATACTTGCGGAATAGAATAATAAATTTGCCAACCGCAGCATTTGTATCCTTTTCGCGCCAGGCTTCAAGCTCGAGCAACTTGTTGCCGCTACGGATAGCCAACACGTTTTCGTCCCTCCCCGCTGCAAAATCACAGAACGCGGCGTACTCATGGCGGCTGATGCGAGCGTGGGGCGGGTTGTTGATTGTGCGCATAATGTCCTGGTAATCGAACATCATGGCTTCGCCCTCGAGCTGGTCCATGAATTCGCCATATAAAGTGCTGCGCGTAAACGGCTTATCCTCGCCGTAAATATTGATAACGTCCTCAATACGCTCTTTGGAAATGTGCGGGCAATCGACCAAGCCGATCTGTTGCAATAGAATGAATTGCTCCCGGTGGGTTGTGAATGCTTCGTAAAACCGGCCAGCCTTTATTCCTGGCGAGCTGATATAAAGCAATACGTTGTAGGTGCAGCGATCAAGTGCAGCAAAGATCTCGGGCTCAACGCTTTTCGCCTCGTCGACAATGATCAGTAACGGACTTAAAGCGGTGGCGTGATGACCCTCGGCTCTGGCCGGTTCGTCGGTGGTGAATGCGAGGATAAAACCGCCGGCTGGCGTTCGGACCATACGTTGCATGAATTCCCAGCTGCTAAAGCGAGCGCGATGCTCGTTGATAGCAGGCATGAGCTGCGCGTCGAGCTGTTTAGCGTCCGCAGAGGTAATAATGACGCGGCCTCTGGGGTGGGTATTAAGCCATCGAAGCGCACTGAGCGCGACAATTCTTTGGGTCTTTCCAGAGCCGTTTGGAGCAACCAGCGCAATCTTGATGCGTTCATACTTGGAGCCGTGATCGATAGCGACATCGGTTTCAAGTTGCCAGTCGTAAAGCTCGAGGTTCAGGCCGACCTGGGCGAAGGAAAGAACGTCGTTAAGAACTTTGGTTTTTGCGGGCATTTCTGGCGTAGAGCCGAGTGTAAAAGACTCTCAGTGATAGAGGATCAGTAAGAGTGCCGCTTTTTCCATTAGAAAGGCGATAGGAAATCCCACTTTGGCGTGGTTGCCAGTAAAATGCGCTGTGAGCCGATTTAAGCATCTTGTGTCTCCTATCCCCCATCATGGACCCTCGCCGTCACCGTTAACGTCCCGCAGGCCTATTTGCGGTCGTTTCCGCCTATCTTTGAAGAGCTTCTCGACCTTCGATTCGACTTCTTTGCGGCGTTTGCTGATAGTTGAGGCTACTTCCGCGGTAATGACCAGCGTGTTGTTGACCTGGTTAAGCGTGTTGTTCTGAATGAGAAATTGGGTTTCAGGCCTAGAAAATTGCGTTAAATATTTGCGCTCTAAAAACCAGGCAGCTCCCTGCCAGCCCGCTGCACCATCCCAGATTCTTTTGCGATAAACTTTCTCTTTCTCAATCTCGGCTTTTTTTATCTCAGGACAAAACCCGCCAGCCCGAATGCGGCGAATGGAGCGCTCATCAATTTGGCAGAATTCGGCGATCTGAGCGTCAGTAAAAGCGAGCCATAAGAGTTCAGCAATTTGGGTTTGAAGTGCTGGAGTGAACTTTGTTGGGCGTCCTGTTTTCATTTTTAGTCCAGTACACGTGTCCGTCGACCAACACGACAGCGTGTACTGCTGCCACACGTACTTCGTACGTATATGTGGCTGCCGTACGCGTGCATGTTGTCAGTGCACGCGTCCTGGCGTACTGGCGTGTACTGCGTGTACTGAAATGCTACCAGTACACGTGAGATCATGTCGTTACCTTACGGAACATTTTTGATTTAGCGGCACCATGTCCATCGCCCTCAACAACTTCAATCAAGCCGTGAAAAATCATGGCAGCGCGAAAGTCGTCACTGGTGTCGCGACCCATTTGAAAAACCTCCTTACACCAGGTTCGGAAAGACTCCCTGGTGTAATCCTCTACTGCGGACATTTTTTGATGGATTTTTTCCTCAGTAACTCTGATTTTGCTGCTTTTAGGCTCGGGTGCAGCTTGTTTTATCTGAGCTTCGCTGGCTGGCAGCCATTCGATGATTTCGAGAGTTTCGTGGTTGACTTCAACTTCTTTTTTGGAGTGAGCGAAGTAATATTCGGGCTCTACCCAGCCGGATTGAGCCGGACGTTTAGCGGTGATAAAGCGGTAAGTGCCGCGCAGTTTTGGACAAGGGACAAAGACGAGGATAGCGCGAGCCCAGTTGGTCAGAGTGGTACAGCCTTGGAGCACATACATCCACTCGTACCACTCCTTTTCTGAGATGGACGCAACTTGGCCTTTAGGCATATGGGCGACGATGACCGGAGCGCAATGGTGTTTAACCATCAGGGGATTGAGGCGGGCCCGAAGGAAATCGGCCATGGCGCCCTCGTCGGTCAGTTGCAAAGTACAGAAACCAGTCAAGGGGTTAATAATCAGAAGGTCAGAGGGAAACTGAGATAAAAACTGATCGATAGCTTCAAAGAACCGATTTCCGGTCAGATCCCGACGGAACTCGATCCGCGTATTTTTGTGCAGTAGTTCCATTTCCTCTTGAGAAAGGTTCATGGTCCGCAAGACCTGCACAAAGGCTTTGATGTCGGCATCATCGTCCTCACTTTCGACCAGTAGAATTCGCAGCGGTCTGGCCGGTTTAATACCGAAGGCCACTCGGCCAATAGCCCAGCAAATCATCGCTTGGATGCAGAGCGAACTTTTACCGTGGCCGCTTGGAGCAACGATAAAAAGCGAGCCTTCGCGAGTGAGCCAGCGGTTGCCTAACAAATTGCTTTCTGGATCGATGCCGATATCCAGATAATCGGCCACCGAACGCTCCGCCAGTTTAAAGAGTTCAAGGTCAGCTGCCTTTTGCTCAGCTGCTTTTTTTGCCTCTTCATAAATTTGGTCAAAATCATCATCATCAAAGCGTGCTTGTTCCATCCTTAGGCTCCGGATAAATGATAAAGTTCAAGCCTTCATTGAGCCCAGGAGTTGCCGTAACCTTAAAAGTTTGTCGGCCGATCTTCAGCTTGCCGACGTAGGCGTATCTTTTATTCCCGGAGGCAATCACGCTGAATCGGATGGGTTCACGTCCTTGGATTGCGCGCAAATATTCAACCTCGTTCGTAATAAAATCGCGCCAGGCTTGGGTGTGCAGTTCTTCAAGTTGGTCGTCGCTTAACATAGCAGCCAAACTCTACACGATGCTCTTCAATGCCGCTCAATCACATTGTCCTGAGCAGCCAGCAAATCCAGATTGTTGCTACAAAAAGCCCGATCGCCAAGGACCAGTCAAACTCCATCCTCACTCATCATACAGAGTGAGACGATGTAAAGCAGCGCTGCGCTAACTATCAGGATGGCCACGCCCAGGAGTGTCAGCAGCACCCGCATCAAGGTTCATCCTGTTGATCGTCCTGATCCCACTCACGCCAATGTGTCCAAATCCAGTTTTTGACCCGCCGAATGGCAGAATCTGCGCTTACCCAAATCTCGACCTCGCAGCCGGCGCGCAAGAGCACATCGTGCATTTGGCGTTGTGCCTCCGAGAGGCTGTTACGGTCGATCTTCATCTCGCCAAAGAGTACCCTCCCGCCGCGGTACACCTTGAAGTCCGGCATACCTACGCGGCAAGTCACCCGGCGGTTGGTTGCACTCCAGTCGTAGGCCAGTTTCCCCTGCTCTTCGGCTAAATGCAGCCAAGCGGCTAAAAGCAGCTGCTCTTCGCGTTCGAGTTTACGCAACCCCTTGGCGCGCGCCTCCTGGCTGGTAAGAGCGGCCTTCGGATCGCCGACAGCTTGAGCTCGCAGCTTGCGCAGCTCTCCGCTCGGATCGCCCTCAATCATCGCGTCGGTGATTTCGCTTGGATCAATGCCCATTATTGATACCAGAGCGGCAATTGGTTATGGCGGAAACAGTTCCGGTGCGCCGGCCAGTAGCTCAAGCCGGTGCCCAGGATAGTCAGATCATCGCCGGCCAGAATCTTCTCCTGGCAGAGCCAGCAGACAAGCGCCGTCGAAGCCGTATCCAGAGTAATCAATGGTTCCATAGGTTAAGGCTTGCGTTTAGGATGGGATTCCGGAAACGACAATTCGGGTTGATCGTGCACGGTGGTTTCGCTCGAATCCTTGATCCGTGATCCAAAACCGATCGTTACCTTACAAGTGGCATCAGCTCCTACGAAATCGACTACCAATTGCACGCCGATTTTCATCTGGTCGATCCCGGCAAAGACGCGTTCGGCCTCCGCCCAATGATCTTCAAGCAGGCTGCGAGTTTGCTCAACGAGACTATCGATGATCTTTTCCTGTTTTGGTTTGCTCATACTTTTATTTCATCGAATAAATGTTCTTACCATCATTTTGAGAATCAACGGCTGATCATCCCACCACAGGTGTATACGCCTCTTGATTTCTTCAGTCTCAAATTCCCCCGCTTCCATATACTCGCGAACATCAGCCTCAGAAGCTTGTAGCTGCCAAAGCAGAGCGGCATATTGCTTGAGTTTGTCACTAAGGATGTCAATAGGCTTTCTGTCCTTATTCTTGATTGCTTGAATTTCTGAATAGTCCTTCGCACTGGACATCGCCTCATGCTCTTCAGGCGAAAACTGCCGAGTCACGACCGCTACGTCTGCGGCGGATTTCTCACCGTTTGCCGAGTGAGTTTCCGACTCAATATCGATGGTCTTTGACTTCTTGTCGGCACGAGCAGCCCTTTCCTCGGCGTTGCGTTCGGCGATAGCAGCGTCAGCTGCCAAGATAGTTGGAACTTCTTCTAAAACTTCAGAGTCTGAAGTTTTGATAGCGAACTTAGTTTCAAGAAATTCTCGATTCCTCGCTAGACGCATGTACTGCCAAATAGAAGAAAGCGACATTTGCTCAGAGAAATGCACCTGAAGCCACTGCGTAAATTGGCCAGTGTGTCCACCCTTTTTAATTCCTAAACGCTTCGGTACAGTTAAGAACCAATCACCCATCTCTAAAGCTTCGATGAACGCTTTGCGCATCTTCCGGATAATGCTGACATGCTTCGCTTTGATTGCGTCAATTTCCGCCTGAGTGATCTCTCCTTGCGTAGTTAATTCTTTCATAATGCCTTTTCCTCCCCGGTTAGTTCAAGCCCTTGCAGACAGTATGCGTTGACCGGCACTCCCGATTTTTGCATCTCAATGAGCAGCTTGTTGATTTCTGACAGATAGAAAGTCAGTCGATAAATCTTTTCAGGCAACCCGACCGCTATTTTAGCATTGACGATTTCATAATCTGTCGCTTGCCAATAAACCTTTAATCCTTTTCTAGCTATCGCTGCTTGCGTAGCTTCTTGTTGCAAGGTTTCCGCTTGTTTGATGCGTTGTTCCGCTACGTCAAAATCTTTCAAAAGAGGAACCGACTTATGCACCGTTGCCGCCTCATCTCTTTTTTGCATCTCTTTCTTCTCAGAACGCCGGTAAACATCCAGTTTCCAGGTTTCTTGCCGCGTCCGTAGCTTTAAACGTAAATCTCTAAGTCGATCAGCATTAGGGGAAAGGCTTGTCCCAACTAAATCCGCATTATGCTTAAGCGGTTCTGCCTGGTTTCGTTGAAACTCCCTAGCTTCCATTTCTAACGCATAAAGATCCGTACAGCATTGATCGACGTAAGTGTAGTCAAGCTGTTTAGTGATTGGATGATCCAGGCCGACCGCTTT